ATCCTTACGAGTAATTCCTTGTGCTTCCAGATGATTAGTAATCTCCACCCGGTTCTGGATGTATACGTCAATGTCCTGAAAACTAATAGATCGATCAGGATAGAGATAGTTTAGTCTCTCAAATATTTCCATCTTCCGCGATTTATCAAAGTCGTAATCCTTGGACACGTTGGGCTTAGTTGATAGAATCAGCAGTGCCTCTTCAATGGCTCTCTGATCCTCTGTAGCAAAATGACAATCTGATGTGACAATAGGGGTCACTTTAAATTCATCGGCTAGATTGATCAATGAATGATTAAGTTCAGAAGGATTGTGTGGCTGAATCTCCATGTAAAAATCATCAGCAAACCGATCCTTAAACCATTTAGTAAGCAGACGGGCACGTTCTGGATTCTCCTTAGAAATAGCCTTAGCAATCATTCCATTCATACATCCAGAAAGAACAATCAAGCCATCACCAAAATCGCTCAGAACCTCCATGTCAATACGAGGCTTACGGTAATACCCCTCAGCCCACGCTAATTCTGATAGTTCCTGAAGATTACTCAATCCCGCCTGATTCTTAGCCAGAAGAATAATGTGATTAAACACCTGAGTATTATCATCACGGGCTTTAATATCACGACGGTCAAACCTATCTGTCTCAGAAATATAGGCTTCAACGCCAAGGATGGGCGTGATTCCCAGTTCCTTGGCTGCTTGCTGCATCTCACGATGTGATGATAAGGTCCCATGATCAGTAATTGCAATATGATTCTGACCAAGGTCCTTGGCAGCAGAAAGCAATTCGTGCGGTGAGCATAGACCATCCATTAGCGAGTAATGGCTATGCACATGCAAATGGACAAAATCACTCATGTGGGGCGACTCCATGTTCTTCGTCTAGTTCACGATGTAGGGTGTTCTTAATATTACTAACTGTCTTCCTGAACAATGGTAGCAGAAGAGCAATCACAATTCCATCAAATACCAATGTAAATCCAAGTTCCGCCATTATGTGTGCTGGATCAAATTGCACATGCAAATATTCTTGCCAAATTTCATTCATAATGCTCCTTTAAATGATGATGGGAGGGCTTTAATAAGCCCTCCCACCTATCGATTAGATTATCTTACCACTCGTCAGATGTTGAGACTGAAGAAACAACACCGGCTCCAGCATCAAGGCCAAGGTAGAAATTCTCCTGCTCCGCATAAGGAACATCACGAACTGCAATCTTCTCAAGATCAAACAGTTCGTACTCGTCCTTCAACGCATCTGAAGTGGGAAGTGGGATGATACTGTAATTAGTATCAGTACGTTCCCCGGTGCGCTTAAGACGCCAGACAACATTAGTAATACTACCAGTCTCACCAGCATACTGGATAATCTCTGGCGTAGCAGACTTGGGACCAGAACCCTGTGACATGATTGCCACATACGGGTCTTCCTGACCATCATCAACAAGAATGTTAATATAGAGTCGGCTACGACCCTTCCAGCCAGCCTTCATATCCTTGCGATGCTGCTCACAACCATAGCAACGTCCCTGATCGTCAATGCTACATAGAGCCTTACGACGGTAATCCATTGGGTTGGTGTGTTCAATGGCGATAAATCCTACGCCATTCTTCTCATTATACTGAGGTGAATCATCATCAAGTTCCTGAAGGAACCTAATCTTTGCGGTTTGGTTGTCAGCCAACTTAAGCCAACGACCCTTTTCTCCGCTGCCGCCGCCTGACGGCCTATCCAAAGTCTTATTTAGTGCAGTTAGACCCTTTACGATACCCATTTTTATCTCCTATATGTGTTTGATGTAGTGGACTGTAGTATGTCCCTCATTAACATTATACCATTTAATAAGGATTTATGGAAGAGTATTCTACATGTGACATAGCATTTTTTATACAATGTCTAATCTCTTCATCTGTTAGATCACCAGCATCCTTTGCTCCATGAGGGTATACATTAGTATGATCATTCATAGCCCAAAGAATACTTTTATTCTTAAGAAACCCTGCGATAGACATTCCCAGATCTCTGCCGGGATTGTGTCCATTACAAACCTCAGGATAGCACTTCCTGCAATTTGGCGCAACATGTTTTGACTTGTCATCAAAATCTGTCATAACAATAATTGTTTGAAAATAACGATTCAGGTTAGCAATGTTCTCCTTTGATATGAACCCGCCTAATGTTGCAACCACATTAGGAAATCCTGACTGATGAATACGAATAGCGTCGAAGGCAGATTCACAGACAATAACCGTATCAGAAGCCTTCTTGGCCCGATTTAAATTAAACATTGTCTTACTGCGAGGAAGGTTCCGTGAGTTTTTGAATGACTTTTCTGTAATTCCCCGGCCAACTAACCCAACAGGAACACCGTCAGGACTATGAACAGGAATGATTATCATATCTTGCTTATCAGAATAACCAATCTTAAAAAAATCAATCGACTCATCATTGATTCCACGATCTAAAAGATACTGCTTGGCATGTATATCTGTAAGGATATGATCATGCATTGCATCTAACTTAGACTGATCAAAAGGAACGAACTCTGGCTTATCCTCCAGTAATGCCGATAGTTCATCCTCAAAGGAAACAACCCTATCATTCTTTACGCTCTGAATGAACCGAAGTGCTTCAAAGTCGTTCCTGTGTGAGATTTCCTTTACTAATTCTAGAATAGTTCCAGACGCATCACAGGAAGGATTAAAGCATAGATATAATCCCTTCGTGTGGCTTACAGAGAATGATGGAGTGTGACGGTTTCCATGAAATGGACATAGACAAAGAAAATCATTGTATGTCTCTCCATGAATCTTTAGTCCTAGTCCGTAAATGATAGCCTTAACATGCGCGGGGCTATAAGTATCAACCAACATTTTAATCCTTATCTAGGAATGAACTTCTGATCCGAAAATCCTTCTATTGCTTTCGCTTTATCTTTACCCACAAATACTCCGAACATGATCAGAACAAACCCGTACTGATCTTTCTGTGCAATGTAAGACAATGAAAATTGCGGCATCATATCTAGAACAGGTACATAACCTTTATCTCTCATCTGCTGAAGCATTAATCGTTCGTAGTTGTCTCTTGCTTTAATGAAATGGGCATCGTCACCAATCGTTCCGGTGATAGTAAAGTTATGTATTTTTCGCATATTCAGTTTTCTCCCTCTAGTATAATTATACCAACGGAGAGTAACTGTGCGAATATTATTCGTAGATCTCCTTCACACGTTCAGTAGAATATTCTATGGAACATCAAACAACTCAGAAACGATTCCACGATCAATATTCCAATCAAGGTAGAAACCAAACTCTGTGCCGTGACGATTCTTCCGACTAATAATTTCAATGATATTCGTGTCAGGAGTACGATGCACCGCAAAAGCCATATCAGCATCATACTCAATAGCCTTAGACCACGCTACCTGATTCAACATAGGAGGATTATCATGATCAGAAACATCGTCAGCAGTAGCAGCAGTAATATCAATAATAGGAATATTATTCCTCACCGCCATCAATTTAAACTCACGCGAGATATTACGATTACGCTCAACCTCGCTATTAGACTTCTTAGAATCATTAAATAACTGATGATAGTCACAGATAACTAGGTCTGGACGGTGCTGATCAATCTTGCCCTGAACAGTCTGGGGAGTAACATCTCCCGCCCCTTCATTGGATACAAGAATGAATCCTCGCGTATCGTCAAACTTCTTCTTAGCCCATGATCCAAAATCATCAAGGTTCACACTACCACGGGAAAAGTCGCTAGCACGAAATAAGCCACTTCCTAGCATAGTATAAATACGGTCGCGCATATTCTCTGGACTCATTTCTAGGGAGACGATCATAGGCTTGTAGCCCTGCTCCCATGCCTTACAGGCTAGATATGAAGTCATCCATGTCTTTCCACGACCCGGCCAACCAATAGCAACAATCAAATGACCGGGAGCCATACCCGTAGGGTATGCTGCATCCATCGCAGCAAATCCTGTACGAATACCGGGCGAACCGCCCATTGCATCTGAACGTTCACGAAGAGCCATCATGTGCTTCTCAGCATCAGCATAATCAGTAAGATCTAGGTCACGGACAGTATTTGTTAGTCGGCTCAACTTAGAAACCTCTGACTGAATATCAGAAAGAACTTTGGCTGATGCCTGAGATTTAAGGCTTCCCCCAGCACTGAGAAGAAGATTCCTAATCTTTGCAGATAGATACTCATCCTTCAACTGGTCTAGGTAATATCCAGTCTCTGCCTTAACCACTGTCGGATCAAAGTTGTGATACTTATCGGTCAATACCTGAACATCTGGTACAGACTTAAACTTATAGTAGTAAGACTTAAGTCCATCCCAGATATCACGATGAGAAACGAAAAGATCGTCAACGTTCTCCTGCAAAAGAACTGAGATGTCCTTATGCTGGCATACGGCTGAAATCACTGCTGATTCGGTGTTCAATTCAATTCCTCCATCATTTGCTTGGTCTGTTGCCTAATCCTAGCACGGCGAGCATTATCTTCTTCCACCTTTTTCGACATCTCATCAAGACGATCAAAATTATAGAAGAACCATGTTAGTTGGTGTGATGGATTACTGACCTTGAAATAGTAGGCTAGGAGTTCCTTGGCGCGGTCATAACCAACGCTATCAATAACATCTACCATCGCCCACTTTTCTTTATAGATATTGACTACGGGCTTACGGTTATATCTCTCAAAATATAGTCTGCTGTAGTCATTAAGTAATGCATAGCAAAGTTTACTTGAGTCTTTTGTCACTTATTTCCCTTAAGTTCGGCTTCAATCTCAGCCATCTTCTCAATCAACTTATTTTCTACAAACTTGTAGACACGATCCATCGCGGCGGTTACATTCTCATCCTTACGAGGAGAATCCTCCACACCTAGAGAAACCCTGATACTCTCATAGTTACCAAGATTCCTCACATACTGTAGGTCTACCTTAACGGTAGTTTTCTTGTTCTCCAACTCAACCATCATCTTCCTCCAATGTTTGCATCCTCGCAAATCCCGTTGGGACCTGCCTTCTATTCTTCTCTGTCTCCGACATGCTTTCATATAGCATTAGCAGTCTATCAGTAATATCCATCATTAAGGAAGTATCTTCCTTCTTCTTGGCTATCTTATAGATTCTTTTTAAAGATCCCAAGGCATACTTCAGTACGTCTTGGGATGATGTTGTTTCAAATGTCATATCTCACCATTCTGGTTGTTTCCAGACGGGTATAAAATCTCCGTCTTCGTTTTTAGTGTACAGTATCTTTTCATTCCTGAGTAGGGCTTCTAGTTCTGGGACACTAATAAGTTCGCTATTATTAATTTTACCGTCAATTCTTGGACGGCCAATATGAACAGTCTTAAAGAAATCATGTATTTCTCTTATATCATCTTCGTTAAAAAGAAATCTGATTAACTTACGAGTTTCATCCAAAGAGTAGACAGCCTGAGGTTTTCTTATATCCCCGGCCCGCAAATGTCTTTTAATCGTATCAACATGCTTTCCAATTATTTTTGCTACCTGTGAAACAGAATAGGCACGTTGCCTACGACTATATGCATCTTGCAAAACGTAGGCAACGCGCTTATCCTGAGCAAAATTCCAAGCAACGAGTAAATTGTCTGATCTTTTTATTTGTAATGTTTTATGCAATTCATTATTTAAATAGAAGTAGTTCCAGCGTTTGTTTTTGCCATTGCCTTTTCGTTTTTGTAAAGCCATGCTGCAAATCCATTCTTATCATTTCTGATCATCCATCTTTTTCCACACATTATGCAGAACAATTCTGATCGAAGTCCATTGCTGAAAACTCTATCTACAAATACTCGTCCCTTGCATTTAGAACAATTCATTCCTAGGCACCTGTATTGGCATCCGTTGAGCCGCCAATTGAAGTTAGAACATTATCAATCTTTGTGCCCTTGAAGATGAAGTCATAAATAACTTGTGATGCTGCATACACTAGGGCTACTGATTGAACTACGTTTGCCGTTGAAAAATCTCCACCCTGAGAAACCCAGACAGTTACAGATCCAGCAACAACTGAAAGTACAACCGCAATCAGAGACTTAACCTTTGTGCTAAGATCAACTGTCTTAAACAGTGATGTTGCTAAAACAACTACAACAGCCAGTACAAAAACTACTAGACCAACATTCATTATATCTCCTTTATGTCATCAATTCGATGACAACTTATATTTTCTGATCCTAATCAGGCAGAAAACTTTTTACCATCTACATAACAACTGTAATCTTTAATCTTAACAAGAGATAGGAAATGTTCTCCGTTAGATACATATCCATAAATAAATCCTTGTTGCCAATTTCTTTGATTACTATAGTCAGCAGCAGACACACTCATTAGATGACCAATTTCATAGCCTTCCAACTGTTGCCCCGTTAATTCATACGTCTTATGATAATCTCCGACGCGATGTGAATGACCTCTAATCAACGACACCCCCCACGAATCCATGTCAGCCTTTACTGATTCACCGCTATGCTTTGAGATAGCCTGTCCATGATGAACATACATATCGTTAAACCTATTATACGGCAAAGCATCATAACGATGGAAAGTTACATCATTCTTAGTAAGAGCATACATAGTATCTGGAGTAATATCTTCCAGCAAATAAGGAGCCTTAGAGTTAAAATAACTCTCATGCCTCGTCCACCCATGATTACCATCAAAAAGGTGGAGATCAGCGTTCTTGGCTGACTTTCTAATATCTTCTAGAAAATCTGCTGAATCCTTAGACCCATCATTCTCTAGGCGCTCTAGCGCAATTACCTTTAGTTCTTCTGGTGTAGTATTCTTAAGATCAACTCCATAGAATAGTTCTTCCTTTGATCCCGCCGACCAGCGACTAGTCGCGTCGGCATTATCAATATCTCCAACTAGATCAACCATATCTGGCTTAAACGATTTCAAAACTTTAAGCCACAGATCAACTGCTCTTGCATCATGCAGCGGAAATTGAATATCACTACAGGCAAGGTACTTTAGATCATTTGTCAATTTATATCCTTTGTTTGGTGGGCTTTATTGTGTTGTGCCCTAGTGCATAGGAAAAGATTAATCAATCGATTATCCTTTTTGTTTTCATTGATATGGTGTACAGTCTCCCAGTCTTCAAGAATTCTGTCAAGGTCGCGTTCTATAACCAGTCGATGTTCATAGTACCAGCCCTTGAAAGACTTAGGGTGTTCTGATACATTAATTAATACATAAGAGTTTTCTATTTTTTTGTTTTTCTTTGTCCACGAAGTAATTGGAGAATACAATTAATTTCCAATAGCGATTATATGAATATTAAACTCACTTTTAAAATTAGTGCCTTTTCCATTTTGCTTTAAATAAACATCAATTGAATCTACACTTTTACCGCCAACGGCATTAACCCTAACAAAAACATCATCCGGTCCATCATAGGTTGCTGTTACAACTGGCATATGTGCAAAATTAGTTTTAAACTTATAGTTTTTATTATAACTACTCCCCCCCGTGTATTTGGGGTTTGCGGCTATGTTTATTATTGTTGCTTCCATTTTTACATCATTAGCATTATTTACGTTCAATAAAGTATGGAACGTTCCTACTCCAGCGCCAACTCCATCAATATAAACAGTTCCCTTGCTTGCCGCCGTAAATAACTTATCTAATCTTTGCAAGGCTTCATTCAATTTAGCAGTATCAACAATTACGTTATTAGTAGACATTTAATGATTCTCCATCTTGATGTGTAGTAGCCTCTTTATGACTTACTAACACAATATTATTTTTTGTAAAATTTAAACTTTTTAAAACATCAGGATCTATCACATGACGTTTTTTATTATCTGATATTAAGTATAACTTATGATTTGATATATCACGGATAAGAGTACCATCACGGAAACCCACAATCCCTGATATCTTTATATCAATCAAGGAATGTTCTGATGTTTCTACTATTTTAATACTCCACGAATCCCGCGCCCTATCTGACACAAACTTGAATCGCTTTAACCCTTTTACAAGGAAATAGCCTTTTTCAGTTTTCGCAATCAGACCAGAGGGGACGCGGGGATTATTAGTTTGCTTCCTTCTTCGTAGCAGCATTAGCAAGTGCCCGTGAGAGTTCTTCAATACGCTTGTCGCGACCCTGAATTTCCTGTGTAGCCTGTGCCTTAAGAACTGCCAAATTGGTCTCATACTGAGTAGTAACTTGACCAATACGATTTTGCAA